GTTGTTCAACTTTTGCCGTTTGCCCTTCTAAATTATACACATTAACGTTTACTTTTGCACTTGATACGCCCCCCGATATATCACTATTAGGGATTATTCTACCTGCACTATTGCCCATTTGTAATATTTCTGGTCCATTCTCACCAACTAGATACCCTCCGTTAGGGTATATTGATCCTCCCACTGCTCTAGGTGTATAGCTTTGATTGGCTATAGCGCTGGCTTGCACAGCCATTGCTCCACCAGCAATACCAGCAAAAAGAGCACCTACTACAGGTGATCCAACTGCTGTACCGTAAGCATAAGCATTTGCCACCGCTTCTGGTGTTTTAATTGCAATGTTAGCAATAGCTAACGCCTTATTTAATTCAAAAAACTCTTTCGAGTTTTGACTTGCTAACTGAATTTGTTGTGCAAAATTTTCCCCTGCTTGTTGTAATTCTACCTTATCAATCTTTCCTTTTTCGTCAATAAATTTTTTTTCAAAGGCTTTTCTAGAATTGTTGTACCACTGATCTATTTGAAGCATTGCATAAGCTTTTTTCTGCTTAGCTTCAATATCTTGATCGTCTAACTTTTGTTGGTCTGCTTGTCGCTTTTTCTCCGCTTCTATAGATTTCTTGGTTATCTCTTCTTGGACTCTAGCAAAAAGCCCTGCTTTTTTTGTGGTTTTATCTTCTTCCTCATCGCCAACAATAAACCCGCCCATTTTTGACATAAAATCAAACACTTTAGTTACAAATCCAGCCGATTCTCTAACACTGTTTAATTTTTCAAGCATTACATCAAAATAAATATTTGCGTTCGAAACATGTTCACCCACCGTAAACATATGACCCCCTAATTTTTCGGTCAATCCTGTAGCGGTGTTAATGTCATCAATTGCCTGACTAATCCCTAAAGTTAATCTTGAAAAACCACGATCCATATTCATTGGCAGGCTTTGCGCCTTTTCGTTTATTTCATCCGTTTGACTAATCAAAGCATCAAACACATCTTTAGATGTCAATTTCCCTTCTTTTTTTAGTTTTATTAGTTCATCAGTGGTAATGCCCATGCCATCAGCCATATATTGAGCAATGGCAGGTATTCCCTCTACAACACTTTGAAATTCTTGAGCTTGGAATGTTCCAGAAATTAAACCTTGCGAAAATTGCAACATTGCACTATTCATCTGACCAACATCTGAATCACTTATCATACCTAATTGAGTAATCGCTTTAGTTAATTTGACCATTTCGCCAGTGGTCGCCCCAACTGTGTCTTTTGCAAAAAGCATCTTTTGAAATCCACCAGCAGTGACTTGTATAGAACTACCTGTCAATTCGCTTATTTTTTGCAATTCACTAAAAACTATTTTGCTTTTCTCCATATCCCCGATCATTGCATTTATTCGGTTTTTTAGCATCTGGAAACTGTCACCTGTTTTAAGTATGCGTCTTACCGTTTCGGCCATAATTATGCCCTTAATTGCCCTGCTTAACGTGTTAGCCGATCTAGTCGCACTATCAAAGGATTTTTTACTTTTTGTCTCAAAGTTTTTAACGTCTTTATTTGCCTTGTTTAAGCCTGTTGTATTGACACCAAGTCTATAAAATATAGTACCTAAATTCACACTCATTTGAATTTATTCCTTGATTTTGCTTTTGCTTCCGCTTCTTTCATTGCACGATCTTGCATTTTTGCTTTTATGTCAAAATAAGCGATCCATTCCATAATTTCATTATACGGCATTTGGGTTTCTAATTCAAAAACAGTTTTGCCTAACTTTTCAGCTAGGCTAAAAAGATTATATCTTTGAGTTAATTCATATGCGTTAGTTTCGGGATTGAATTGTTCTAGTTTTTTTTTGCTTCATCAAAAGTTATATCATGTAAAGCGGAAATCTCAGAGAATAAAATATCAACATATCCACCCGATACACAATTTTTTAAAGTCTCTTTGTCTGTTTCATCGTATATTTTTTCATTCGTATTAGGTACATAGCAACTAAATATAATAGAGTTAATTTGATACTCAATATAATCTACTTGATTTGTATCCTTATTTAACGATTTACTCGTCAACATGTTTCGATCCGCTACACTTAACTGCTTTATTTCAATTTCAATATCTTGGATTTTAACTATTCTTGATCCAAAATCTTGAGCTAAACCTAACGTTGCTTTTCTTATTTCATCTTTTGTAATTTTTGCCATTGCTCTTTTTTCTCCTCTCTTAATTTTTTTTAGTTTCTACTAAATGTTTTCCCTTCCTCATCATCCCCCGATAAATCAAACGTTAAAGTGTCTTCAATCAACGCATTAACATCAAGGCTCTGATCTTTACCACTTAAAATAAACCACCCTCTATATACCTTTGTTGATACAGGTGCAAACTCTACTACTATAGGGTTTCCGCTATTTAATACAGTAACAAAATCACCGCTTAAATCATCAAAACGGCTCACTGTAATATTAACGTCTTTTATCCCTGTTTCTTTAGTTTCAAATCCTACATTGCTTTGATCTGTTGAGGTAAAAAGCTGGTTGGTTCTGTTCATTGTTGCCTCATACCCACCAGCAATTAATGCCGTTGGTAAATAATCACCATCAACGGTAATACTTCCAGTCTTTGACGTTGAAAACGTAACTTTACCAAAAAGATAATCAATACTTGATATGTCACTTGAAGATATTTCAACAGAATCCTCATAAAATGTAAATGTGCTTAACCTGTTCCACACTTGCTTAGAATCGGTATCAATTTGATAAGTATTTCCAGTGACTACAGTCATAGCCTCGCCAGTGAATGACGTACTAGTTCCCGATTTTCTAAATTTAGCTTGGTAGCCTGCTGTTCCAGTCATTCCCTTATGCGTTGTCTACTTGTGGTTGGCCATTCCCCTGAAAACTAATACTAACCGATATCTTGTCGCTTACTGGACTTGATATCGAAAAGTTCTCAACGATAACAGGCACTTTATATCCATTACCTGCTACACCATCGGGCATAAATTTAACATACATTGTATTTCCGTTCTCGTACGCTGTTTCGATTACGCCTAACGCTGTATCACTTGCAGACCAGTTTGCCTCTGTTGATAATGCTGTATCGGCTAACCCTGCTAATCGTTGTTGGTATCCTGGGTTTGTTGTATCTGTAATATCTTTTATATCTCTTGATCTATTAAATGATCCATCTGTAGCTGGAACCTCGCTATACGTTCCACCACTTGTGGCACTTACAAAAATTTTGAAACTATAACCTGCTGTAGCCATATTAAAAACCTCGTTTTTTTATATTTTAATAGTAAAACAAAAAAATTAAAAAATCAAATTATTTTATTGCCTGTGTTGGCCGTCATCGGAAGGCTCAACAATTAAACGTAAATTAAACCCACAAACAAAATTATCATTTTCAATAATTCCAATATCGAAGATTGACGTTTTAGCAAAAATTCCTGTGTATTTAGTTGTGTTTTTTTCAAATTGCCCAATCCCTACTAACTTATTAAAAATAGTTAAGGCGTTATTATACGCTGTTTCATACGTTTTCGCTCTCGATCTTACTTGTATTGACGGGTAATCAATCCTAAATTTGGGATCGGGATCTGAATCACTGTAATTATACAACGTAACGCACTCTATAGGTGTATCGGGTTCTTTCGATACAAATATATTAATGCTTACCCCTGAATCATTGATTAAATAATCCCTTAAATCGTAACTGGCGTTATTTTGCGTCATACTTTTAACCTTGAAGTTATAATTTTTTTAACTGCTTCAATATTTCTTGAAATTCCTTTTTCAAGGAATTTCGCTTCTCCAAGATTGAATTTTACATTTAAGTTTTCATGCACTATTAAAGCATAATTGGCAAAATTACCTATTTCAATAGCTACTCTTTTTTTTGGCGTAATTAAAAATTTTTTATAAAAACTACTCCTCAAAGTTCCGCTATCTTTTGGGGTAATATCAATGGTTTTATCTTTTACATGGTCATAAGCAAGAGATAAACCTTGTTTAGTTATCCCCTCTTGATTTTTTATAAAATCATTTAAATTTCTAACTAAATTATCACTTTTATAATTCATAACATTATTTTATAGATTATATTGTCACCTTTCAAACTTTTCATTTTATTAACTTTCGTTACTTGTTTAGCCCCTGTTTGACTTTTTGGGGATGTTTCGGCTGATTGCCCCAAATATAACCATCCGTTTACTTCTATTTCTGTTTCAGTATAAACGACACCGTCGCTTCTTTGCTCTTGGCCTACATTATCCGTAACGTATAACTCGTTTTTATCTTCCCATCGGACATTAATAGATTGTGATGTGTACGTTGAATAATCACCGTAAGCGTCTAAGACCCCACTACCTACCCAATAAGTAGCCGTATCAAAATACTTAGTCATTTACGTTAATCACTCTTACCGATACTTTTTTACCGCCTAAACCCTGCATCGTTCCAGTACTATCTAACATTAATACCATTTGCCCAAACTGAGAAAATTCTAAACCTTTGCCAAAACCACCAGCGTATGTATCTGTGGCATCGCCTAACTTTTGGGTTTTTAATTGTCTTTCATCGTTATGCAACGTCAATAAGTGAGCTGTTAAATACTTTTCAATTTGTGTTAATTCATCATCACTTAAACCACTGTTACCAAGGTGTTTAGTAACCAATAAGTTAGCAGTATCAATGAACGGCGTAGTATCCGTCACCTTATTTAAACTTATTATCTTCTTAACCTCAGTATCAGTGGTTCGTGCCATTTTTTAAACTTCCTCTTTTACTTCTTCGTTTATTTCTTGTACTTCTTCTTTCTTTTTAATTTGTTTCTTTTTCGGCTTTTCTTCAACTTCAACTTTTGTCAATTTATTAACAAAAATTGGTTTTCTTGCTTCTTCTTCTGTTAGCTTAATAACAGAATTGCGAGGGAAATAATTCCCCTCGCTATCTGTGTGATTACCGCTAATAATATAACTATATTTTTTAGCCATAATTTACTAACTACGCTCCCGTTGCGTAACAAACTCCAGAATTTCCGTTAGAATCGGATTTTACAACTAACGCC